CAGAGGATGCATACTTCATTGGTATTTGATATCTGATTGCTTGCTGACATAACCACTCAGTAAACTCTACATTAAAGTGGTGGAATGCTTGAAGGTTAGTACATGTAGTATCTGAGATTGCACCTTGATGTATGATCAATTCAACATTCTGCCATCCATTAAAACTCTGTCTGAAATGCCAACTGTTATTCTTTTCGACTTTGAATACTTCTTTACCTTCTAATTTTTTAAGAAAATTTTTTCCAATAAATCCATCAGCACCTGTAAGAATAATCATATTACTGTCACTCCTCTTTGCTTCACAACTTTAGATGCACATTCATTTGCAAACACAATACTTTCCTCTATGGAATGAGTCTCCACATATTTTACCACAAGTCCTGCTAAAAAACTATCCCCTGCACCAGAAACATCTTGAACAAATATCTTATCTACAGAGTAATTCTTTCTTTGATATTCACATCCTTGATCACCTCTAGTCCTAATAATCTTATCACAAACATTCATACTCTCACAAAATTCTTTTGATCTTTTATATTCATAATCATTAATCTTGATAAAGGCAGCATTACTAGCCCAAGATCCTAGAATCTTTTTCGTATCTATAAAAACATTAGAATGATTAGAACATATCTCTTCTATATCATCCTCATGTAAGAATCCTCTATCATAATCTGAAATTACAATAGTACCATAATCATAATTAATCTTTGATAGATCTATCCTCCTTATATCATGCGGAGTATCTACTCTAAAGAATGTATGGTTACTCTTCTCATCAACATACCTAGTCTTTGTTATTGTATACCAATTTTCATTAGTAAGAACATCACAATAATTGTATATACTCCTAATGTTTAGATGAACATTCTTTGCCATTCCTGGATTATCTACTTCATTCTTTATGTTAAGAACAGGAACTGGAACATCAGGACATAATCTAAGAGCATCACAGTAGATAAAAACATCTCTGCAACTATCACCAATGACTAAAATTTTATTATTCAATTCCATAGTATATGTTTAATGTCAGGTCTATCAGTTTTATTAGGATAATCTAATCCCTCTATAGGAAACTTGTCAACACATAAAGTAGGATTATCTACTAGACTTTTATTAACCATACTGAGTTCAACTAATGGTGGTATCTCCTCAGTACCAACATAATTACATGGAATAGAATTGTTTATATGAACATGAAAAATATAATATTCTTCTTGAAGTCTTTGAAGAATTAAAGAGTATCTTTTAAAGAGCATCTTATTTACTTTACTATACACATCCTTATGAAATCCTGTAAAGTAAGGTGAGTGTTTATCCATATAATTCATAGGAATCAAATGAAACTCACATAGAATCTGATCAAAATCTGTTAGAACATTGTGTGGCATATATCTAAATATGTTCCACTCACACCATTCTATATCCATCTTGAGTGTCTTTCTCTCAGGATTACCATACAAAGAAAGATGATTGTGAAGTGTATCACAATCATCCGTGGTAACATGACTTAATCCTTGTTTAACAAAGGTAAATCTTTCATCTTGCTTTTCAGGACCATCAACTGTATGGTCAAAAAGAACAGCATCACAATCATATCTATCGCAAAAATCAGATTCAAAGGAGGTGTTAGTTTCTACTCCATAAGAATAAAGTTTCTCACTGTAATTAGAAACTTCATCTAGTACAACATAACCACCATCCTTCTTATCACCAACTCTTACCTTAGTATATTCTGTATCAAAGATTAAAAAATTATCTAAAAATGCCATTTAGAAAAAAGGTAATCCTTCCTTGTAAAGATAAATCATAGACGGAACTCTCATAATATAAGCATCTAACATTGCTTTAGTTGCAGCATCCCTAGTAGTAGGAAAGAAACTTTTTAAATTCTTAAAAACTGTAGCAAGTCTTTCAGGATTAAGAGGTCTATGAGTAGGACCATGAGATGGATAATCTGAATAACCAATCAACATGACAGGTAGATTCTGTTCATCAATATCTATCTTAACCTGTTCATAAGGTCTTTCAATAACAAAAGGAGTGATCGAATATACAATAGGTCTCATCCCTTCAATAGCAAGACCAGCAGCCATACTTGTAATAGACTGTTCAGTTAATCCTAAATTAAAAAATCTATCAGGATACTTCTCCTTAAAGGGTTCCATCTCCTGTTCAACATCACCTGTAAGAAGAACTATACGCTCATCCTTATCAGCAAGTTTCATTAATGTTTCACCAAATGCCAGTCTCATGATAACTCCTCTCTTGCTTGTGTTAACCAATCACCACCCAACCAAGTTGAGTGCCACTTGGGTACATTTTCCATAAACGAAACTCCTTTACCTTTAATAGTGTTAGCAACAATAAACATAGGTTTATCTGATGGATCTTTCAATGATGTTATAAGATCATCATTATGACCATCGATCTCTCTCACATCCCATCCTGCATTATAAGCAGCACCTTGAAGAGGTTTAACCACTGGCATAATATCATTTACATATCCAGAACCTTGAATGTTGTTACTGTCAAGTATAACAACAAGATTATCTAATGCCAAATGACCAGCAATCAATAAAGACTCCCAAGTAGTTCCTTCTTGTGCTTCACCATCTCCTATTAACACATAAACTTTACCACCATCTCCTTTCAATCTTCTTGCTAATGCTTGACCAATTGCAGTAGGGAATCCATGTCCCATACTACCAGCAGTACAATAGATACCATTCTCAGGTTCATAGTGAGGATGTCCTTCAAGGGTAGGATTGTATCCCAACTCCCTCAAAATAACATAGTATACCCAACAACCATGTCCTTTACTAAGAATGAATCTATCATTCTCACCCATAATATTATCAAAAAGATTAACTAAAATCTCGGCACAACTAAAACTACCACCATAATGATAACCACCATTAGCTAAACTAATGTCTATGGCATCTCTTCTTACTTGTTTTGATCTTGCACTTAACATGTTAGATGTCATTTATCCTCACCATAATTCTACCAGCACTTCCAGATTTAAGCAAGTCAAATGCCTCATTAATTTCATCTAGTTTAAAAGTATCTGTGTGAAGTTGCTTATAAGATATAATACCTCTGCTTGCCAACTCAATATACCTTGGTATATCAACATGAGGAATCGTTCCTCCTCCTTGAGTTGCCTTCACAGATTTACCTGTACCATCAAACATAGAAACAGCATTAGGAAGTTCAACACTCTTTCCAGGTGCAGGTTGTCCAACAAGAATCAATCTACCACTAGGTGCAAGCTTATTATATGCATCTGCAATGACTTGAGGAATACCTGTAGTATCAATAATAACATCTATACTTTTTTCTATATCATTTATACTCTCAGTGAATAAAGTAGCACCCATTATATAAGTCAAATCAATCATCTGTCTATTAATATCAACCCCATATATCTTCAAAGGACTTCTCATAGTTGCTGCTTGAATGAGGTTAAGACCAACTCCACCACACCCAATAATTGCTACAGTCTCACCAAACTTAAGGTCACACTCATTATCAATAATACCCAATGCTGTAGTAAGAGAACATCCTAACATAGCAGCAAGAACATCAGGAGTTTCTGCTGGAATAGCAGTCACTCTATTCTCAGATACTATAGAGTATTCACTTAGAGTTGTTACCTTACCACTAGAAATAGTCTTACCATCTAGAACATAGTTTGGGAAAGGTGCTTCCATTCCTTCACCAAGTCTCCAGTGCATTACAACCTTGTCACCTGGTTTAACAGTAGTAACACCAAGTCCTACCTCTTCTACTATACCACATCCCTCGTGTCCCATGAGGTGAGGAAGAAACTTAGCATTTCCTTTATGTCCTCTAATCTCATGCAACTGAGCACCGCATAGACCACTTACAAGAACCTTTACTAGTACCTGACCAAACTTTAATTCAGTAAGTTCTACATCTCTGACTGCAAGTGGTGCGTCTATTTTCTCAAGAACTGCTGCTTTCATTTCTTTTCCTCAAAATAAGTTCATTAGTATAGTATGATTTGTTAGAGATCAAACTAATAATTTGTTCTGCAATCTCTTCAACCTTCATCAAAGAGTTATAGTTATTCCTATTAGCAGTCATGCGTGTTTGCATACCACCAGGATAAACATCAATGATTTCTACCCCTGTTCCTATTGCTTCTATCTGAAGACTCTTAGAGAACCCTTTTAAAGCAAACTTAGTTGCACAATATATGGATTCATTTTTAGATGGATAGATCCCTGCAAGAGAATTGATATTAATAATCAACCCTTTTTTATTTCTTTTGAAAACTTTATAGACCTTCTTTAAACATAAAATCTGTCCTGTAATATTAATAGCAATTGCTTGTTGAATCTCTTCATCTCTTATATCTTCAAGAGAACCTCCACTATAAACAGCAGCATTGTTAATGAAAACATCAATGTTATTCTTTTTTATACTCTGTTCAAGTTGCTCTGAAAATGAAGGAGAACTAATATCACCATCCTTTCTATAGTGAGGATATACCTCATATCCTTTAGAACGAGATTCTTTTAATAAAGATTTGCCAAGACCAGATCCACATCCAGTAATAAAAATGCTTGTCACTCTATAGTCACCTCATATATGTAAGAAAATTCAGATGTAACATTACCTAATGTTCCTATGCAGCAATAAATTTTACCATCTTTCTCATAAATTGAAAGAGGATCTTCATGATCAAGACCACTTCCTGTAATAATATCTTCCCCAACAGAAGAAGTTTTAAAATCTTTTGAAAGAGTATAAAGAAATGGTTTATGATTTGCATAGGAATGAGTTCTATGACCAAATCCAATATACTTATCAAGTTTTTTATTATAAATGAAAGGTGTTCCTCCTCTACTACTAGTAATCCGTGAATTTATATCTAAAGCATCCCAAGGTGTAACCCATGTACATTCTGCTGATTCTAAATTACAATGAAGAATATTTGGTTTAGGATCAATAGTTAGAACAATATAAAGTTCACCATCCTTAACTAATGGCATCCAATTTTTTCCCAAGAACCTAGTAGTATCATGTGGATGAACAGAATTAATATCAAGTTCTATTACCTTTTCATCTAAAAGATCAATGATTTTATATTGTAATTGAGCTTCAGGTTTATCCCCCTTTGGAGAAGGATCCCATGTAACAGCATATGGTTTATTTTTATAAATGAAAGTTCTTGGATCTTCTCCTGCAGTAATATCTTTTCTTGATGTTAAATTAAAATCCTTATCATAATGAAGAATATGTATATGATCATAATGATTGCCAGCACCATATCTACATGCCCCAATATAATCTTCACCATTGGGAACTACATTAGCAAAAAATCCATTATGAAATGTATTACCACTTCTCTGCCAATTATGAAATTTGTTAATACATTTAAAGGTAACTTGTGTCATGTTATTGTAAGTAATTTTTAAAAATAAAGTCTTCTAAAATTTCCATACTCTTTGCTTTCTCTAAGTTTTCTTTGATAGCATCCATCTTATTATAGTATATTTCATCAGAAACATCAAACTCATCTGTCAAATCAATGATCCCATCCTTATTAAAATACTCTCCAATATCAGGAGCACCAAGATACACAGGAATGGTTCCCGTGGCAAAACAATCAAGAAGTTTTTCAGTAAAGTAAGTTTCATACTGTCCATTTTCAATAGCAACTGAGAACATGTAGTCACAAAGACCTTCTTCCTTATCAGCAATCTCATTAAATCCTCTACCATAGAGGTCAACTTGATCACCAATCCTATCAACCCACTCAAGTCTTAATCTATGCCCCTCACACATGTTTTTGTTAGAAGCAATCATAGAAATCATTTTAGATTTCTCATAGATCTTGGGGTCTTTAATCCAGAACCCTTGAGCAGGAACCCATTTATACTTATCACCAAGAGAAAGAAGTCTCTGATCATGAGTAAAGATAGTATCATAAGTATCCTCAACAATCTGACGATTATCAATAATACTCTCAACCAATCCTGGTTTAATATACTTTGATTCTAGCAACCAAAGATACTTTAGTCCAGTCCTACCATCCTGAATACCATTGTTAATGGTGTTATCAATATAAAAGGTAGACTCTGCACCATCCTTCACCCACTCAAGATACTTAGATTCCTTTCCATGTACTGAGTATCCTTTATTACCTCCTGTTAAGTGAGTAAAGGTATCACCAACTAGATTATATTTTACTCTGCCCATTCTTTTGCCTCCCAATAAGAATCCCATTCCTTCTCACCTTCAGGGATTTCATTCTCCTTAACAACCTTACCATTCTGACTACCTAAAGATGCATGGATAAAGGTAAAGTTATCTGCAAGCACTTCTTTAAACCCATCAAATTGATTATAAAGACCTTCATACATACCAACACCATTACCATGAGTCTCTATGAACATCTGGTTGATCTTTTTAGTATCAACATAATCTTCTTTAATGGTTTTCAATATAGTTAAATCACTACCTTGAGCATCAGAATAATAGAAATCAATAACACTAACCCCTTCCTTCTTTAAAAACTTAGAAAGGTTAATAACATCTACATCAACAACTTTAAGAGTGTGTTGAGTAAAACCTTCCATAGATTTTTCTTCTTCAGATGCATAAGAAAGACTAGTTGAAACTCTATTGGGTGTAACATAGAGTTTAGTTTTACCTTCTATATCTGAGCAAGCAGCATTTACTAAGGTAACCCAATCATAAGACTGATATCTTTGCTGCAATACCTGATACATTTCTGGATCTGGTTCAAATGCATAGACTCTATCAAACTTAGTATACAACTCAGAAAGAGAATTTCCCTGATTCGCACCAACATAAACTAAAACTGTATCTCTTGACATGATTAATTAATTCTTAATGGACCTTTGTAAAAATCTTCATGGATGAATAAAGTATTCAATCCATCATCTACAGATTCTATATAAGAATCTGGAAGTGCTCTTTGAATAGTATCCTTTCCAACTAGCATAGTTTCAATGAACATCATCTTAGGTCTATGCTTAGAAAAATCTATACCATTAATAACTTCAATCTCAGATTGCTCCACATCAATCAACATAAAATCAATATCATATGGACAATTATTTTGTTCTAAAATATCAGAAGTCTTTTCACATACTACAGTTCTACCTTGATAATTATAAGGTTTAATCTCTGCTGACTCTTCCAAAACATTAGTATCTACAAGAGTTTCATACTGTTGTAGTTGCCTTACCTTTCTAGTATCTGATGCACCGCATTTAGCAAACTTAATCTTATTGAAATGATCTTCAGTTAAAGTCTTTTTAAGAAGAGGTTCCAATTCATTATCAATAAATTCACGCAAAGGTTCAATATAGATACCTGACCATCCCTGCTGAATGAGTTCTATTGTGTGACTATTACCCTGAATTATTTTCCCACTATCCCAATCAGCATCCCAATCTAGATCTCTATCACTATGTTCTTTATTAAAATATCCTGCAGGTCCAGAACCAGTAGAACTAAGGAGTCCCATCTTATTCCAATCTAAAACCTCACCAACTCCAATCTCTACAAGGAATCCATCAGTTTTATTTTTAAAAACCTGTTCATATACTTGAACAATCCAACCAGATTGTCCTTCTCGCATCATATCAGAAAATTTTAACATGTTAACCTCTATTAAATCTAGTGTTTCCATAATGAATTACTTCACATCCATTGATTGGTGGGCATTTTCTCCAAGGGTCTATGATGATAGAACCTTCTGGGAAGATATCTTTCTGTTGCTTCTCTGGATCTGGATCTAAACATCCTAAGAAAGTAGTCTCAGGATCATGTGCTAATAGATATGCAGCAGCACCTAAGTCTTCAGGTGGTTTGTCACCCGTATATTCATCATCATAATACACAGTAACACCAAACTCTTTAACATAATGTCCAACTAATAAACTATAAGATCCTGCTTCATATGGAACATGTGGTTTATATGCTTTACCTATGATAACAACATTCTCCAATCCTGTCCTGACTAACTTCTCTGCAATATTTCTTGCTTGAATTTCTCTTGCTTCCATAATAGCATCAAAGATATCATAACCCAGTCCAAGGTTCTCTGACATCCATCTAAGTGCTATATTATCACGAGGATGACATGCTCCACCATCACCCATACCAGCAGTCATATAGCGTGGTCCCATAATCCTTTGATCAGAATCTTTTAATGCATTAGTAACCACATCAACATTAATATTACCTTGCTTCTCTGCAACATCCTGAATCATATTAACTAGACTTAACTTAGCAGAGATAAATGTGTTATAGAAAATCTTGATACATTCACATTCATCCCATGTACCAACTACATGTCTAGGATTATTTTTCATCATAGGAGCATAGAATTCTATCAATTCCTTAGCATCTCCAGTCTCAGAACCATCCTCAGTACCTATCATAATCATTTCAGGATTAACAAAATCCCATGCCACTGTACCCATTGCAATTAAATAAGGATTATAAATGAATCTCGCATTAGTAATAAGAGGTTCTAGTTCCCTTCTAACAGTACCAGGAAGAACAGTAGATATCAAAACAACCAACTGTTTTCTATTAGACCATTTATTAACCTCAGTTAAAATATCTTTAACAATGGTATAATCAAAATCTTTATTTGGAAGATGAGCAGTAGGTTCTCTTCCATCATATAAAGGATCATGTGGAGTAGGTGCAGCAATAAAAATAATATCTGCATATTCAACTGCTTCTTGAGTAGAACCTACCATTGAAAAATTCTTTGGTTCTCTAGGAGAAACATCATAACCAACTAAAGGATATGATTCTGCCATCACTTCAGCACAAGCTTGACCCAACTTGCCTACACCAATCATTGCAACTTTAGTCATGATAATTTCTCCAATTTAAATGTAGGAATAGGTTCCATCTTGTGTTTGTTTTTCATATAAAACTCATCCAATATATCCAATGCTGGTCCTCTTCTATATTCCATTGCTTCTTCCAACTGCTCATATGATGCTCCGATCTGATCCTCATCCTTTCTATCATCATCCCATAAACCATCGGTTGGAAGGGCATCAATAATGCGTTCATCTACTCCAAGATGCTTACCTAATTCCCAAACTTCCGTTTTATAAAGATCAGCAATCGGAGCAATATCAACGCCACCGTCACCATACTTAGTATAAAAACCAATTCCATAGTCTTCTACCTTGTTACCTGTTCCTACTACAATACCCCCAACAGACCCTGCAATCTGATAGAGAGTAACCATCCTAAGACGAGACTTTGTATTTGCATTAGCAAGTTGATTACTAGTAAAGGTATCATCCACCCATACCATAAAGGAATCATAGGTTCTAGTCAAATCAACATTCACTACTGTAACATTAGAATACTTATCTGCCAATGCCTTTGCATGTGCATCTGATAATTCAGTGTTATCTTTCTTGGAATGAAGAGGCATTGTCAGAACATAAGTAGGAAGTTCTGTCGCAGCACAAAGAGTAGAGACCACAGCAGAATCAATTCCACCTGATACTCCTACTACGAATGCATTGATACCATGAAAATAGTAATAGTCTTTCAACCACTTATCAATGCCAAAATTTAATTTGTCATAATCAACAATTCTGTTCATTGTCACCTCAACTAATCAAATTCCACTTGGGATTACAGTTATCTTTCATATACGAAAAATCATCATAAGACTTATCGTACCACGGATCGTTGTACCAACTAGTAGTACATTTAGAATATATATAAACCTTTTCAATATCCAATTTATCTAAAATATACCATATACCAGTCTCCATTGTATGAATTTCTTTAGCATGTTCAAATATTTTACACCAATCAAAGAGAGTAAACCCCTCAACAAAGTCCATACTTATATTCTTATAGTCATTCTCTGGTTTTAAATCATGCCTATATCTAAAATTAGGTGAAGTTCCGCACCTATTATTAACTAGATTATAAGGTTCATTTAAATCAATACCTAAATTCTCTACCAGAGCATCTTCTCTATCCTCAAACCTTCTAAAGGCAAGATAGTCTTTCCAATCAAGATAATCTATATTACAAAAGTTATATTTAATATGACCATATGCTCTAGGATTATTATGACATGTGCAAGGAGGAGATACAAAATTAGAACTCTCTAAAGGTATATAAAGAAAATCATCAGACTTTAACATCTGCATACTACCAGACTCATAGACTTCTTTAAAAGGAAAGTCATCAGTATTAACAGGGAAATGTAAGTCATCATCTCCCATATACTCTTCTAAGTATGAGTATACAGGAGCAACTGGCCATACAACACTTTTATACTCAGTGTTTTCTTGTATTACCTTTGCGATCTTTTGGCAGAATAAGATGTCACCAATCCCTGCGGGTTGCTTAATAAGTACTGTCTTCATTCTTTTTCAAACATAGCATCACCCCAATTCTTCTCTAAACATAATTTAGTATCCTTATGTTTAAAACCAAACTGTTGTAAGTACTCATAAATTTCATCAAATTTAGGGTTGTCTTGATACTGAGGATTAAAGAAAGTAACCTCACAGTTAATAACCTTTACATTTTCCAATATCTTTTTAGCACCACTCAACACCATTAACTCCGCACCTTGAGTATCAATGTTTAACATGTCAAAAGAATAACCCAATTCATTTCTTTCTAGAAAAGTATCTAGTGTAAGTGAATTAAGTTTAATGGTTCCTTTATAACATTCAGATCCCCACCAAGAATTCTTTGCCTTCAATAAAGAAGACATGCCTTTGTTACCAACCAAATGTCCAGCATCCCATCCATAATATAAATTAAAATCCAACTCTACATCATCCTTATCAGAAATAAGTTGATTGTATGGTGAACTTTTAACCTCAGAAATGTTCATTATTTCTAAGTTTTCTACAAGTTCTCCATACACTTCTGGATTTGCTTCAACCCATACAACTTCACCAACACCCATCTCTTTATATTGAGGTAGTTCTCCACCACGATCTGCACCCACATGGAGAACTTTATTAATATCTTTAGATAAGATATTACTATTATTAAATGACATTATTAAACTGCAACAGGTACATTTGCTTGTTGTTCGATCCAAGCATAAGTTTTAGAGATACCTTCTTCAAGGGTCATTGAATAGTCCCATCCAAGTTTCTCTCTTATCACATCATTATTAGAATTGCGTCCACGAACTCCTAGTGGACCATCGATATGATTCTTTTCTATTGTCTTACCAGCAACCCGTGCAGCAGTATCTACTAACTGATTAATAGTTACCATTTCTTCCGAACCAATGTTTACTGGTCCTTGGAAGTCTGACTCCATGAGTCTGCGAGTTGCTTCAATGCACTCGTCGATGTAGAGGAAGGAACGGGTTTGTTCTCCGTCACCCCAGACTTCGATGGTTCCACCGTCTTCTGCATAAGCAACTTTTCTACAGATTGCTGCTGGAGCTTTCTCTCTACCTCCTTCCCATGTTCCTTCTGGTCCGAAGATGTTATGGTAGCGAGCCACCCGAACAGGAATATTATGATTACGACTATAAGAGAAATATAACCTCTCCGAAAAGAGTTTTTCCCATCCATACTCGGAATCAGGTGCAGCAGGGTAAGCGGATTCTTCACGGCAATCAGGGTTGTTAGGGTCTAGTTGGTTGTACTCTGGATACATACATGCTGAACCAGAATAGAATATCTTAGTCTCGAAATCTTTCTCAGGTCTATTTGCTTCAGTCCAATCATGATAAACACCATACTCTTTATTCATCTGATGCTGCATCTCCAACACATTTAAATTAATGGTTGCAGAGTTGTGCATAATCTCAGCATCATTCTCACCAGTAAATACAAATCCTGCACCACCCATATCAGCAGCAAACTGATAGATTTCATGAAAGGGAAGGATGTATTGATAAGGAACTGAATTATAAAAGTTACCTTGGTCTCCTTTGAATTCTAATACTCTACGCACAAAATCTACATCACGCAGATCACCATGTATGAACTCATGTGCTTCTGTCTCACTATATTCTGGTGATTTAATATCTACTCCTCTTACCCAGTACCCTTCAGATACCAGTCTCTTTACCATGTGACTACCAATGAAACCACCTGCTCCTAAAACGAGAGCAGTCTTTTTATATTCACTCATTGAGAATTACTGTATTAGTATAGTATGTATAATACTAAAAAAGGAGGTTGTTTGTCAACCTCCTTCAATAGTTATGTAATTTTAATTTAAAAATCACTAAATTTAGCGGGGAATTGTTGCTTCAATTTATCGATCAGAGCATCAACTCTAGAATCTGAACCTCCACCACCTGAACTGGACTTTACTGCTTTCTCTAACGCTGCTAATCTGTCTTCTACCTTTTTCTGTGTAGCACCTGTAGGTACAGGATGTGCTACTGCTTCTAATGCTTTCAATCTCTTTTCAACTTCTACATCATACTGTGACATAGATGCTCCGCTTGCAGATTTTCCTGCTGTTCCTTTTGCCATTGTAATAATTTAACTCCGCTAGTCTTATTTATAAAGTTGAAACTTCATCTTTTACATAACAAGGAACACCTGCAGGATCTAACCATTTAGTGTATTCAAAGTCTTCCATTGCTTGAGTCAACTGCATACCATTATCACATAGATACATATCCTTCCATCTAGGAGAATACTTATCCATCTTCTGAATACGGAAATCAGGTTTACCGTTTTCTAGAGTGCCGTTCTCAACATAACGATAAGGATATCTTTCAAGTAGAACATTCATTACGACACCTCTGCTAGATCTTGTCTTAAGCATTCTACAACCAAACTATAATCTCTTTCTGGATCTTCTCCATCTAGTATGACATCATTCTGATAGTATCTACAAACTTTTTTATAAAGTTTTGGATTCTTCAGATCCAAAAATACTTCTTTATTTGCAGCAGCCCGAAGGATGCCTATGTCTTTCTTGAACTTTGAAGTAAGCGTCATTGCTTTGTTTATTTACAGTAGTAGTGTAAAGGATTAAACTAAGATTGTCAAGTGGACAGACTATGAAGCGTCTGCCTCTATACTTGCTGCATAATCAATATCAAACTGCTTTAGTCCAGCATCTGTTAATACATGCTTATACATCTTCTCGAATACTCCTGTTGGCATCGTAACAATATCTGCTCCATATTCAAATGCTCTACCCACAGACCTTACATCTCTTACAGATGCTGCAAGAACTTCAGTCCTTACCATATGCTCTCTGAATATCTTAGCAATCTCTTTAACTAAACATAGACCACCGAAAGAATTATCATCCACTCTACCTACGAATGGTGAAACATATGCTGCCTTTGCTTTAGCAGCAAGAATTGCCTGTGCAGGTGAGAATATAAGAGTTACATTTACTCTAATACCTTCTACTGCCAAATGAGCACATGCAGCAAGACCATCAGGTGTGCAAGGTACTTTAATAGTTGCAACCTTACCAAACTTTTTATGAAGTCTCTTACCTTCAGAAATCATATTTTCTTTATTACCAATAACTTCCATACTGATATCAGGGATACCAATATCTTTTAGTTCTTGATAAACTTCTTCATGCTTTCTACCACTCTTTCTAATCAAGGTTGGATTTGTAGTAAGACCATCAATAAGTCCAGTCTTCCAATGCTTACTAACAATATCAGTTTCAGCAGTGTCTAAGAAAATTTTCATGTTATCTTTTTATGTAAGATTATATATGGTACTTTAAGATTAATCAAGTGTTCGGTTATCAAACTCTAACCACAATATCACCATCATCATCATCTTCCTCATCATCTTCCATCTCAAGTTCTATTCTCAATTCTTCTATGCGTTTCTGAAGTGCTTTATATTCTTCTAGGTCACATTCTTTCTTATTTGAAAAAGTTACTCCTAATAATTTTTCTCCAGGTTCAACATCCTGCATCTCAGGATGAACCCTCTTAGTTACTTCGGTAGTCCATTCACCTTGCATATAACCCTTAAAAGGTTCAGGTTCTCTCATCATAGACCATCCTCTAATAATGGATCTAATACCCCAAATTAATAGGACAAACCATCCTATAGCAAAAAGTATATCAGTAACTGGATTCATCGATTGAGTAATTTTTTAATTGGCACTTGTCTTACTTTATCTATAACATCATCTAGTATATCAGTCTCAACCTGATTTTTAATCTCATCAATAACATTTACATCAAGGTGCATAAACGGTGGAATGATACCAAGTATGCGAAGTAATCCATCAAGGAACAAAGCAAGACAAGTGAATCCAAGTATCATACTAATGATAGTTGCCTCACGGTTATGCTTTGCCATTGAAGCTTCATCTATTCTCCGTGCCTCTTCAACTGCTTCGGCAACCATTGCGTCTACTTCTGCTTTTGTATAGCAGATTTTTTTAATGGTATCCTCTGTCATATATTAACTATTGTTATACCCTATATTATAATATAGGTGTCAAGTCATTTCATGAAGGTGTGTAGATGGGCGTTCCCCCATCTTTGCTTTCTTATCTCTGTCCAATTGGTACAATTTCTGCATCATCTCTTGTTTCTTTTCAATATCATCTAGTTTCTTATGGACTTCTTTGAGATCAGACTCTATGGATCTGTCTGTCATTTAAGTTTTAAAATGCTTCTCTTAAATCTCCCTGCTATGAAGAGTGCTGCAAGTTGTTGATTTAAGTATTATTATTTATTTAATTTCAAAGTCTAACTTTCGGACTTTACGTTTACGACGTTGTTCTTGCCAGGCAAGATCAGAATCAGTTAAACCTTCTTTTTTTACATTATTATTAGTATTACTAACCATAATAACCATTGACATATCTCTAGCAGAAAATGTGTCTTCTGTAACAGTTAACATATTAGAGCAGCCACATACTTGTGTTTGTGTACTGCTCCTTACTTCTTTGTTACACGCTTTACATCTTACAATAATCATTGTCCTTTACCGAATACTTTCCTCGTAATCTTTATCGAATTGCTCTAGTCCTTTGTCAGTTAAAATGTGCTTGTACATTTTCTCAAATACTCCTGGTGGCATAGTTACAATGTCAGCACCATCAGCATAACATCTTGATACACTATGAACATCTCTTAAAGAAGCAGCAAGAACTTGAGTCTTTGTTATATACTGCTTTCTGTATATAGCAGCAATGTCTTTGATAAGAGCAACACCATCAAATGAATTATCCTCTACTCTTCCAACAAAAGGTGAGATATATGCTGCACCTGCTTTTGCTGCAAGTATTGCCTGTGAAGGTGAGAATATAAGAGTAACATTAACCCTAATATTATCTTTTGATAGTTCTTTACATGCAACAAGACCATCTACAGTACAAGGAACTTTAATGGTTGCCATCTTACCAAACTTTTTATGAAGTCTTTTACCTTCAGAAATCATATTCTCAGCATTACCAATGACCTCCATACTTAGATCTGTAACGCCAATATCTTTAAACTCTTGATAAACATCTTCATGCTTTCTACCACTCTTACGAATAAGAGTTGGATTAGTAGTAAGACCATCAATAAGTCCAGTCTTATAATGTTTACGGACAATATCAGTTTCCGCAGTGTCTAAAAAGATTTTCATTTCTGTTTTTTAAGTTAATTATATAGTGGTTAATCTTCAAGATATTCTTCAATGTGTTCTAATGAAACTATTTCTAGTTCAGAAACATCATCAATATAAATCCATTCATCAAACTCTTCAGTAAGTGCCATCATATCTGCAGGAAGAACATCCTCATTATTAATGTCAACTTTATCAAGAACCCAATCACGAACATGAGCAACAATGTCTTCAGTTGTCCTTTTTGCCATAGTAATCTTTTCTGAAGTATCTTGAGAGGATGTTGCTATTATAGTACTTTGGTGTTCCGTCGTCAAGCTGTTCCGTAAGAACTCCGTTCGCAAAGAGTTGCCTGGTTTCCTCGAAGTTTGTTTTGCCTTTTGTATCATGTAGTGATATGATAGTTCGACTAAAATTCTCTCTGCCCATTTTCCCAATCTCTTCTTTAAGTTCTGGACAAGACCCATAATACTTTTTCCAATCAGATTCGGATTTTACTTTTCGCTTTTTACCCTTTGGGGTTCTAAACTGCCAGAAGTATTTACGACCAATATACTCTCTTCCGTTAATTTTATTTATGATACGGTAAACAAATCCGTAATATTCATTAATATCAGTTGACTCGAATACTTTTTTATTATATCTCCAAGGATTCTCATACTTAATAGTCATACTCATCAAGGACATCCAATGCATTATTTAGAATGCGTTGGGCTGCACCTCTCTGACGATCATCCCATTCTGGATACCAACTCTTATTTGCAAGACCATGCTTCATGCAATTAAGTCTTGCTGACATATCAATCTTCTTAAGTCTACCATTCATATATTCAGGATGCGATGGGAAAGGTGGATCTGTTCTCATTTACTTTCCTCTATTTAACGACAAACTATAATTTAAAGCCTGTAAATGTGTCCTTTTTAACATCTTGTTTGATTCCACCAACAACATAGGACTCTACTTCTGTTTCTTGCGGTGCTACCTGGAGACCCTTAGAACTAATCCAATGCTCTGTCCAAGGTAATGGATTATTCTTAGCAGGAATATCATATTGAGGTTTTAATCCAATAGATCTAAGTCTGCGATTAGCAACCCACTCAACATATTGATAAAGAAGTTTATCATTCAATCCTATCATACTTCCATCCTTAAACAAATACTCTGCCCATTTCTTTTCTTCATTTACACACTTATCAAACATATCATATGTCCATTGCTCTTCTTCCTTAACTATCTCAACCATATCTGGATCATCACCCTTTCTCCAATTGTTTATTATGTTTTGGGTAATGGCGAGGTGTTGATTTTCATCTCTGGCAATGAG